CAAGAAATAATACTTGAGTTATTTAAGGATAAAGCATAATGGCTAGATGGGGCAGTGTTGATTTTAGAGAGTTTAAAAGAGTTTGTAAAAAGATGGAGAAGCTTACAAAGATTGATTTAGATAAGTTTTGCAAAGATGCAGCAAGAGAATTAGCAGCAAGACTCTTAGGAAAAGTAATTAGAAGGACACCAGTTGATACAGGATTCTTAAGACAAGGATGGAATGGAGTGGCTTATGCTAGGTCGCTTCCTGTGTATAAACAAGGAAATAATTATATTATAGAGGTTGTTAATCCGACTGAATATGCAAGTTATGTAAATTTCGGGCATAGAACTAAAGACGGAAAAGGTTGGGTTAAAGGACAACATTTCTTAACAATTTCAGAGATGGAACTACAAAGCCAAGTTGATAAGATTATAGAGAAAAAGTTATTAATATTACTTAAAGGAGTATTTGATGCTTAATAATATTATAGATGGAATATCAGTAAAGTTAGATAAATCATTTGGAGAAAAATATACAATTTATAGTGAGGATGTAGAGCAAGGTATTAATGAACCTTGTTTTTTTATTGTTCCTTTAAATCCAAGCAAGACACCATATCCAAGCGGGAGAGAATTAAAGAAAAATTCTTTTGATGTACATTATTTCCCTCGTTCAGAAGCTAAGAATTTTGAAATAAATGAGATAGCTGAGATGTTACTGGAAGAATTAGAGTATATAGAAATCAATGGAGATTTAGTTAGAGGCACAAATATGAATTTTGAAATTATAGACAATGTTCTTCACTTCTTTGTTGATTATAACTACTTCACTATAAAGAGTAATAATGCAGATAAAATGAATACAGTAGAGTTATTCGGTGGTTTGAAGAGAGGTGATAATTTTGAGTAAGACATTAAGCAAAGGAACCGATTACAAGTTTACTAAGGAGCAGATAGTTAATTCTAAGAAGTATGTAAATAGAAAAGACTTATTAAATGCAATTTTAAAAGAAAATGAGTTATATTCCTTCTCAGAAGTAGAGGATAGAATAAATAAATTCATGAAAGGAGTGAGTTAGATGGCTTTAGGTGGAGGAACATTTGTAACACAGAATAAAGTATTACCAGGTAGCTATATAAACTTTGTAAGTGCCACAAGGGCAACCAGTTCACTTAGCGATAGAGGTATTGTTGCAATGCCTTTAGAACTTGATTGGGGAATTGATGAAGAAGTATTTCAAGTGACTAGTGATGATTTTGAGAAGTATTCAACTAAGTATTTTGGATATGATTATACACATGAGAAGTTGAAAGGTTTGAGAGATTTATTTAAAAATATAAGGCTAGGATATTTCTATAAATTAAATAAAGGTGTTAAAGCTAGTTGTAGTATTGCTACAGCTAGATGCAGTGGTATAAGAGGTAATGACTTAAAAGTTATAGTAACAACAAATATAGATGATAATGCTAAATTTGATGTTGTAACACTTTTAGATAATAAGAAAGTTGATACTCAAATAGCTAAAGTTATTACAGAACTGCAAGATAATGATTATGTCACTTGGAAGAAGGAAGCAACATTAGAGGCTACAGCAGGATTAACTTTTACTAATGGAACTAATGGTGAAGCTGTGACAGGAACAGAGTATCAAGCTTTTCTTGATAAGATAGAAAGTTACTCATTTAATGCACTAGGATGTTTGGCTACAACAGCAGAGATTAAAAGTTTGTTTGTAGAGTTTACTAAGAGAATGAGAGACAAAGTTGGGGCTAAGTTTCAAACTGTATTATATAAAAAGAATGATGCAGATTATGAAGGTGTAGTATCTGTTGAAAATAAGATTAAAGATACTGGATTATTAGAATCTAGCTTAATTTACTGGACTACTGGAGCTATAGCAGGATGCGATATAAATAAATCTAATACTAACAAGCGATATGATGGTGAATTTGATGTAGATGTTAATTACACTCAAATACATTTAGAAGAAGCTTTAAAAACTGGTAAGTTTATATTTCATAAGGTTGGAGATGAAGTTCATGTATTAGAGGATATAAATACTTTTGTTAGTTTTACAGATGAAAAGAATGACGACTTTTCAAGTAATCAAAGTGTTAGAGTACTTGACCAGATTGCTAATGATATAGCGACTTTATTTAATACAAAGTACTTGGGTGAAGTACCAAATGATAAATCTGGTCGTATCTCGTTTTGGAATGATGTAGTTAAGCATCATGAACAACTGCAAAATATGAGAGCAATAGAAGATTTCAAAGCTGATGATGTTTCTGTAGAACCTGGAAGCGACAAGAAGACTGTTGTAGTAAGTGATGCTGTAAAAGTTATTAGTGCTATGAGTAAGCTTTATATGACTGTTTCAGTTAGTTAACAATAAGAAAGGAGAATAATAATGGCACAACAAATAAAAGCAAGAGATACAATAAGTGCATCTAAGGCAGAGTGTTTTGTAACTATAAAAGGTAAAAGATATAATTTTATGCAAGCTATTAACTTAGAAGCTAAAATGGAAAAGAATAAGAGTGAGATACCTATATTAGGTAGTACTACAAAAGGAAATAAATCAACAGGAAGTAAATATTCAGGAAATGCAACATTTTATTATAATACCTCTATATTTAGAGAATTGTTGTATGAGTATAAAGAAACTGGTGAGGATATTTACTTCGATATACAAATTACCAATGAAGACCCAACAAGTTCAGTGGGTCGTCAAACTATAATACTGGAAGATTGCAATATGGACTCAGGCATAATTGCTAAATTTGATGCTGATGGGGAGTATTTAGATGAAGATATGGATTTTACTTTTGAGAATTGGAAATTAGTTGAGAAATTTAATATAGCAAATGGTATGGAGTAAAATACACATTTATGATTTATGTATGTGTATTTTTTATTTATAAGAATAGGAGATGATTAAAATTAAGGATAAATATGAGATAAAAGATTCAATTTCTTTTGATTATAGCAATAAAAGACCTTTGGAAGAACGTGTCAGCGAGATGTATAAAAAGGCAGGAAAATATCTTATAGATATTTCAGATAAGTTAGCAACAGATACAATTGATGGTTCGTCATTAAAGCCAATAATCATAAAATTTGAAATAAATGAAGCTGGTGTTGCAACAATAGAAAAACAAACAAAATATTTGGTGATGGAGGTAGAATAAGAATATGGGAGATTTAAACGCTTTTTTAAGTCAAAATGCAATAAAAGTAGAGAATAGAAAGTATGTGGCAAGTGAAAGGTTTATAGGAGAAGATGGAAAAGCAATCGAATGGGAACTTAAAGCAATAGATTCAGATAGAGATAGACAATTAAGAAAAGATTCAACTATAAGAGTACCTGTACTAAATAAAAAAGGGAAAGCAACAGGGCAATACACTAGTGAAACAGATTTTAATACTTATACTTTGAAACTGTGTGTAGAAACTGTAGTATTTCCAGATTTACATGATGCAGAACTTCAAAATAGCTATGGTGTAATGGGAGCAGAGGAACTATTAACAACAATGTTAACTCCTGGTGAATACACAGACCTTTCAAGTGAGGTAGGAGAAGTGAATGGTTTTGATAGGACTTTTGAAGATAAAGTAGAAGAAGCAAAAAACTAATTGAAGGAGGCGATTATGATGCTAGTGTAGCTCATTATTGCCTTCATAAATTCAAATGGAAACCACATGAATATACAGATTTACCAGACTTCGAGAGGGCATTTGTTGCTGCTTCTATAGATATTAAAGTAGAAGAAGAAATAAAAGAAGAAAAAAAGATTGCTAAAGAAGCTAGAAGAAGTAGAAGAAGATAAAATATAGGTAAAATATGTAAGAATTATATGTTATAATAATTGTAGCAAGAAGATGTAATCTACAATTTATAGAGTGGAGTTCATACTGGGATAAAACCTACTTCCTAATGAAAGGAGGTGGGAAGTATGGACAATTTTTTACTTAGTATATTAGCTAGCTTGATAGCTAGTTTAATTGGATATATCGTTTGTAGATGTATCAAAAACGTAAAAAGCCACTCTACTCGTGGCAAGAGTAAAAGTGGCTGGGAACTTGGTTTTAAAATAAAGTTCCGCAAATTTAAATAATTTATATTTTTTAAAATTATGAACTTCACTCTACCGCTAAATAGATTGTAGTTCTTCTTGCCTTTATTATACCACAAATTAGAAAAAATATTGTTTATATAAAATAAAAAATAAAAATTTTTATTAAAAAATTGAAAACTTGATTATAAAGCAATTAATT